CCTACGTCAGTAATCCCTTTCGGCACGTGTCGGCTCCCAAAACACCATTTTACCAATATGTCAAAGAACTCTTCTCTGTGTTCCCAGTCTCCTTTTAAAGGCAGGCTCATAGACCGGACTGGGTACCGGATAACCGGGGTTTGGTTTGACTTAGTGAGGGTTAAGATTTAGCGGAAGTGTAAATCAGGTTAGCGATTGTAGAAATGGACTTAACGCTTTCAGCAAGTTCCATATTCTTAGCATCCGCCTTTCTCCACCATTCTTCAAACCTTTCGTTGTCTTTTCTAAGCTGTTCATTCTCTTTTCGCAATTCCTCTACTTGTTCTTCAAGAACTTGCTCGCGTGATTTCTTTTGATCTTCCATGATTATATAAATTGATTAGTCACCAACATAGTGTGCACCGTATTTTCCAGTACAGTTTGGGTTGTAATAAGCAGAAGCAGGAATATTCTTATTATTGTATTCTTCGCTTGGAGTTGCTTTAGCGGCCTTGCTAATTGCTTCGTGCCTTTCAGCTAAGAATTTATCCGTTCTTGTTTTCACCGCTTCCGATGAAAAGCTTTCTTGAAGTTTAGCGAAGCTCCATGCTGATTTTAAGCACTCTGAGAATGTTTTTCCACCTTTCTTATAATTGCGGTGTGCCGATTTCATTATTTGTGATAAATTGTAGCTCATATTCTTTGTTTTTAAATTGTTTTTGTCAATCACTTTTTGTATGTTTGTATGTGTGATTGATTTATGATGCAAATATATCGCATTTGCGCTATTTTAAAAAGAAATACAACTTTTAATTTATCGCATTTGCGTTTTATTAACTTTTGATTGATTTTATAGAAATGACTAAAGACAGCACAATTAATGCCCGAATAAGAGAACTAATACAATTCTCTGGCATTACAGATAACGCATTTGCGAAGAAAATAGGTGTAACCCAGTCCGTAATCGCTTCAATGTTTCAAAGAGGTACAGAACCCTCTGCAAAGGTCATAACATCAATTCTTTGTACTTATGAAGAAATATCCGCAGAGTGGTTATTGCGAGGCAAAGGTGATATGCTAATTCAAAAAGAAGAAACTGAGCCAAGCATGGATAAACTGAAAAGTATAGTATATACTATCGCTAATCTACAAGATGAGATCAATGAAAAGACCGTGCTTACTCAACGTCTTTTGGAAGAGAACCAAAAGTTGAAGGGTGAATTAGCCATGCTAAAGAATGAACGTAATATAGGATAAACTAAAAAATATAATTATGGAAGAAGCTTTAGATTTTAGCAACAACAGTGTATTAGAAATTATTGATTATTTTAATTTTCTCCATACACACACAAGTCTTTTCGTACCTGGTGAGGATAAAGATGATTATTACTGTGGGATTACAAGTGAAAATGAAAAAACAAACACATTAGAACGCCACCAAATTGAATCATTTTTAGCCATAGTTAATACTGGTTCTCAGACCGTAGCTGCCGAAGTAGAAGAGGAATTAGGAAAAGAAGGCTTTGACATAGGAGAGGTAGATCATGGTGGAAATGGAGGTAACGAAGATAGTATTCTCGTATATATGTTCAAAAAGACAAGAGATACAGTTCCAAGTATATAATTACTATACTCATAAAAACTCAAAAAGGTCAAGGGAGAATTAGCAATGATGAAGAATGAACGAAATATTGGATAAACCAATAAATACATAGACACATAAACAAATGAGAATTATCATTCATATTTTTACAGCATTAGCATTGTTGACTAGCTTAGCTTCATGTGGTAACAAAAAAGATTCATACTCGAAAGGTAAAAATGGACCATTACAGCTATATGACAATGGAAAATTAATTGCGTCTGTATTCAAGTCCAATAAAAAGGAATATCATATATGGACTAAAGAAGAACTGAAGGATTCTAAGGATGCATTAACTACAAGAAACAGATTAAATATCGGCAAAGATTTTGCAATCTATTTTTACAGAGACAGCACATTAGACGAAGGACATTATTATGCTTCATATCAATCTTTATTTCGCAAAAACCCCATAGTTTGTAGTGAAACTAAACTAAAGAACGCATCGGAATATTTGACTGATGAAGAAGCTATTAAAATGAAAGAAGAATATGAGAGTAAAAAACAAAATGAATATAATTCAATTTACGAAAGAATAGTTGGGTTTAAAGACATTACATTTTGCAAAAACATATCAGATCTAAAACAATTTCTACATATAATAGAAGAAACCAAAGAGGCGATTAACCACGGAAAAGAGAGCGCGCAAAGAGATAATGCAAAAAAGGCATTATTTACGTTTCAGAAACACAATTTCCCATTAGCTAGAAAAATATATTATCAAAATGCAAAAGATGAATTATGGGAAAAAGATATTGATGTTTCAATGTCAGGGAAAAATATAACCTTCACTGGATATATGTTTGTAAAGAACCAAGTAAAAGAAGACACATATTTAGAAATAAGGGATGAAGTATCGAGGCTAAGATTTAGTACTGTTGGCTTCAGAGCCTTCGAAGGAGATGATAGAACATATTGGGAGCTTAATCCCAAAAAAGATTCAGAAATATGAAGAATGAACACAATATTAGGATAATAAAGAAACTATGAAAAAGATATTAATCGCATTAATACTTATTATACCATTCTTTGCAAATGCACAAGAAGTTAGTGATTCAACATTCCAAGATTCACTGAATGTATATGAAGATACTCCGCCTGAATATCGTTCCAAAATAGATTCGCTATATTCAGGACTCGAAGAAAAGTATAAAAATCAACAAGTAAAGAATATCGGTGGAATTCCTTTTGGGATTTCTAGAGAAAAAGCATTACCTATATTAAGAAACAAGTATGGAGAAGAAACATATAATCCAGGAGAAAAAAACATATTGTCTTTTGAAAATATAAAGTATGCAGGTGTGGATTTTAACAATGTACATTTTCTTTTTCAATCAGATGGAATCAATAGTTATTTTAATGCCTGTATTTTCGTTTTAACCGCAGATACAGAAAAAGAAGCAATTAACAAGCAAAAAGAAATGAGCGAAATTTTGTCTAAAAAATACGAATTATCTTGCATTAAGGATGCTAACGGACTTGATACATACGGTGGAGGTATATCTCCATTATGGGATGGTCATTGGAATTCGCTATTAAAAGGGGAATATAATGTAGCTATACATACAGATATACTCAAATATAATGATGAACTAGCCAAAAGAACTGGCATAAAATATGCCACTCGTATAATCTATGGTCCTTACAATTATATTAAAGAAGAGTTTTAATTTCTATTATAATAATACAACATGAAAAAAATTACATTTATCTCATTTGCAATCACCCCAATGGCATTATTTGCACAAGCCCCAGCTCCTGCAACAGGAGAAATAGGTTCTGTACTTATCGTTCTACTAATCTGCGTAATAATCTTCATAATATGCAGAGAACTACTCTGCTGGTACTATAAGATTAATAAAATGGTATCTAACCAAGAAGAGATAATTCGACTTCTTAAAAAGATAGCCAATGAAAATAACGCACCAACCAATGAAACAAAATTGGGAGAACAAAAGAAAAGTGTTTTTAAAGATTTAGTAGATAGTACTAAGTTTATGGTTACAGGGAAATAATATTTAAGAAACTCTATCAATAAGCAAAACATTCAATAACAAATAAATAACACTAATGAAAAAATTACTATTCATTATTGTATCTATCTTTATTATAAGTGGATGCAAATCAAGAGAAGAGAAAGCAGCAGAACTAATAAAAAAAGATCTATTGTCTCAACACAATATAAGTGGTTATGAGGCTGTCGAAACGAAAATTGACAGCGCTTTTATTTCTGCGCATACTGATTCTATAATTCTTAATCTTGCCAACCGTATAAATACACGAATAACAGATGAAGCGGAATTATACCTTTTAAAATTAAAAGAAAAAGAAAGCCTAATTAATCTATTCAAGACAAGTGGATTAACTAATTCGGATGAGTTATTTATACAGGCAGCATATGAATTTAAAGATTATTCAGACAAACTCTCAATATGCTATAAGACCATGCAGTTAGATCAAGATAGTATTATTGAGAGAGCCAAAACACTAAGCAAAGACTTCTCTGGCTGGCAAGTATCTCACTCGTTTAAATTTAATGGCGATGATGGAGAATCATATACAGCAGATTACATCTATGTTTTTGATAAAGATTTTAATAAGATATTATACTCCGCAAATATAAATGATGAAAATTACATAAGCGTTAAAAGCTTGATTGACGAAGCTTTGGATATGGACAATAATAATGTGAAAACGCAAGTAGATGAGACTAGAGAAGAACTATAAAATCATAGAAACATAATATGAAAAATAGAATTATTGATAGTACATAGGACAAAAGTATTGCAGTTTCCGTGCCGTTAGGCATTTTTCAACGGCTGTAACTAATTAAGCAGGAAGCGTTTAACGGACATTATTAACAATAAGTCTAGTTTAGTTTTTGTGTTG